TCTAACCCTGTGTCACTCCCTCCCAAACCAGAATGAACTAAAATTAGTAACAAATAAATATGTGAAGTAATAGGCTATTACCCTAGTTACTATGGTCCAGCTAGTCCACTTATCCTGTTGTTTGATCCGATATCTCTTTCCTAAGAGCTGGAGAAATATCTTGTTTGTGTTGTCATAATATCATAGATTCATTAATATACAAATTAGCTTAGGAAAGTCCTAAGTATTAGATATAGAGTAAATATCCATATCTAAGAGAAAAGAACATAGCTGATAATCTTAGACAATTGTATGATGGTTGTTGTTGGATTTAAAGTTTATTTCTTTTTCTTTCATAACAGTTTGGACAACTGTACGGATAAGACCCTGCTTCGGCAGGGTTTTGTTTATTGACTTACAGTAAGTTGTGATATATAATGAGATTGCTCATTTCTTATGAGTATCAACTTCCCTGTTTGATTAACCAATAGACCCTAGCTAGACTAGGGTTATGTCTGAAATACCAGTAGAGGATTGTGACCTCTGTCTTAACCCTTACTGGCAGGATCAGCTTACTGATGGATTATGTTCTAGCTGCTCTGTAGATGATGTTGCAGGATTCTTTGAATAAAAAAATTTTTTTAAGCCTTCGGCTCTTGTAACCCTTCAGGCTTCTTTCTTCCTTTAATACGAGGATATGTTTTTGTTTTATGATTATTACAATATCTATATTTGTTATATTTAGATATAACTGTATCGCAAGTTTCCTCCAAACAAATTCTTCCACTACTATATGAAGTAGAGGGTTTGTAATTAGGATATTTATTTCCTTTTATATAATCACTCATACAAGATATAGTATAGTTAGGAGAACTAAAAAATATGTACGGATACAAGAAGAAGAAAAAAAAACCTGGAAAAAGAAAAGGTAAAAGATAAAATATGAAAGTATATACAAAAGCTGGTAAAGAATATAAAGGCTCACACCATAAAATGCCTAATGGACAAATCCATACAGGTAAAAAACATACAAAAAACAGTAAGCGTTTATATAAAACTAAAAGGAGATAATGGCTAAGTTTCAAGGTATGAAAGTGAAGTTAAATTCACCTAGCCCTATACGAAAGGGTGAACCTGGTTATGGTCGTAAAAAATCTAAAGTTTTTGTAATGTCTAATGGCAAAGTAAAAAAAGTTATGTTTGGTGATCCAAATATGGCAATAAGAAAAAACAATCCTAAAGCTAGAGCTTCGTTTCGTGCAAGACACAAATGTAGTACAGCTAAGGACAAAACAACTGCACGATATTGGTCGTGTAGAGCGTGGTGAGGAGAAGCTATGAGTTTATATAAAAATATAAATAAAAGGAAAAAAGCTGGTACAAGTAGGTCAAAAAAGAAATCTACTATAAGTCCTAAAGCATATGCAAATATGAAAGCAGGTTTTCCTAATAGTAAAAAAAATAAAGCTAAGCGTAAAAGAAAAAAGACCTAGTGGCTGAACGCAAGACTTGTGCAAATCCTGGTTGCGAAAAAAAATTTACAGCTAAACATAACAATAAAAAGTATTGTACTGTTCAATGCAGTCGTAAAGCACAACATAAACGATCTAAAGAAAAAAAGAAAAAAGATTTTACAACACAGATGACTGTTACTCGTGGAGAGTATTATCAGGATTACATAGAGAACTTTGCAGCAGAAGTAGAACAAGACTTGATTGCTAAGACTGCTGTAGCTGATATATACGGAGTAAACAAATCAGTTGTAACTAAGATGCACGAAGCATACTTAGTAGATAAAGATAATTTAGAATTACAAAAGGAATGGGAAACACCTGATGAAGCTATTAAGTCATTAGGTAAGTTTGAGGATTTTAGAGATAGATACTTCCAAACAGAAACAGGCGATCCATACGAAACAGCAGACTTTCATCAAAAATGGATTAAATCAATACTTAAAGCTATAGATGAAGGTGGAGAACAAATGATTCTCTCTCCACCACGACACGGCAAAACAGACTTACTTACACACTTTGCTGTATGGCAGATATGTAGAAATACAAATGTAAGAATTATGTGGGTTGGTGGTAACGAAGAGATTGCAAAGAATGCTGTAGGTTCTGTAGTAGATCATTTAGAACATAACGAAAAACTTATAGAGGATTTTTGTGGTCCTGGTAAAACATTTAAACCTAAAAGTAGATCTGGTAAGTCTTGGACATCAGGTCAGTTTACTGTAGCTAACAGAACTGTTACAGGTATTAAATCACCTACTATGGTTGCTGTAGGTAAAGGTGGTAAGATTTTATCTCGTGACTGTGATTTAATTATTGCAGATGACATTGAGGATCATAGCACCACAATACAACCTAGTGCTAGAGAACAGACAAGACAATGGTGGACAACTACTTTGTCATCTCGTAAAGAAGAACATACAGCTATTGTTGTTATTGGTTCAAGACAGCACCCTGAAGATTTATATAACTTTCTTTTAGAAAACCCACAGATGGAAAAGATAGTAGAGGAAGCACATAGTACAGAGTGTGTACTGCCAGAAAACGATATTGAATTACATACAGATTGTATGTTGTGGGGTAGTAAGCGTAGTTACAAGTGGTTGTTATCTCGTTTACAAGCTGCTGAAACTACAGGTGGTAAAGCTATATTTGAAATGGTGTATCTTAATAAAGCATTTGTTGATGGTATAACAATGTTTGATGTAGAGGAAGTAGATTTATGTAGAGATGTAAATAGAACTGTAGGACACATACCACCTAGCACAAGACTTATTGCAGGACTTGACCCAGCTTCTACAGGTTTTCAATCTTGTTTCTTATGGGCAGTAAATACTGACACAGGAAAAATGTATATGGTAGATATAGAAAACCAAGAGGGTGGTGGAATTATACAGGCTAAAGAAACTATAAAGAAATGGTATGAGAAGTATGGTCTTGCACATTGGGTTATAGAAGAAAACGGATTTCAGAGAGCAATTAGACAAGACAAAGATTTAAAAGAGTACTGTGCAAGAATGGGTATTTACTTAGAAGGACATCAGACACAAAAAAACAAGTTTGATCCTATCTTTGGTGTAGGAAGTATGAGAGAATTATTTAAAGAAGAATTAATTAGTTTGCCTTATGGTAGTGCAGAAAGTGAAACTAAGAGTAATATATATCGTAGACAACTAATTTATTTTTCTACAGGTGCTAGTAAGCAATCTGGTAGAAATAACAAGAGTGATGTTGTTATGGCTAGTTGGTTTCCTATGAGAGTAATTAGGAGATTACAAAAAGAAAGATTAGCAGAAGTAGGATTAGATTATGAACCAAGTTTTGGAGAATGGGATATAAGCGATATGAACGAAAGCCCTTGGGGTTAGAGTGACACCAGAAGAAATACAATATCAAATAACACAGTTGCACTATGACAATCAAAGTGCATATTCCACAAGAGGTCGTATTCGTGCAATTATGAATGGTGGGCCAGATGGTTTACTTGCATTACTTGGAGATCAGATAAAAGGATTTGAGGATTTTCAAATACCTGTACCTAACTTAATGATGTCAGGACTAGAACATTTATCACAGAAAATAGGTCGTATTCCTAACTTAAAAGTAGATGTACCTAACAATAAAGATTCTGATAGAGCTAGAGCTAAAGCAGATAAGATAGCTCGTATTGTAACTTCGTATGATGACACACAAAAACTAGATTTACAAATGCCACAAGTAGGTAGATGGCTACCTGGTTATGGTTTTGCAGTATGGGTTATTAGAGAAAAAAAAGGACCTGATGGTACGCCATATCCTTGTGCAGAACTTCGTGATCCATACAACTGTTTTCCTGGTTACTTTGGTGCAGACCAACAACCAAAAGAAATGGCTATTGTTCGTAGAGTTCCTAAAGAAGCTCTAGCAAGAACTTATCCTAAAGCAGCAGAAAAAATTATGGCTAAAGATGCGTATGCAACTAACACACTAGGTATAGGTAATGCCTATGCTTCTGCTTACACAGATTCTTACAATGGTAGTTGGGCTAACTCAAATGGCGAAGGTGACTTACTAGCAGAGTATTACAACGAAGAAGGAACTTATATATTTCATATGACTTCTGCAACTATTCTTGACTTCATACCAAACCCACTAGATAGTGGACCTGCATTTGTTGTTGCAAAGAAATTTGCATTTGACAGATTGCAAGGACAGTATGACCAAATCATAGGACTTATGGCTTCTATGGCAAAGATTAATGTGATGTCAATAATAGCTATGGAAGATGCAGTATTTACAGAAACAAACATATCAGGAGAGATAGAATCAGGACAGTATCGTAAAGGTAGATTTGCTGTAAACTATTTAGCTCCAGGTACACAAGTTAGCAAACCTGCATCAAATGTTCCTTATCAAATATTTCAACAAATAGACAGAATAGAACGACAACTTCGTGTTGGTGGTTCTTATCCTGTATCTGATGATTCACAAAGCCCACTTAGCTTTGCAACAGGTAGAGGATTAGAAGAATTAGGTGCAAGTATGTCACTTATGATTAGAGAGTATCACACAGTTATGGCTGATGCTATAGAGATGATTGATAGCAAA